AACGCCAGCACAAACAGCCCTGCGCTGTCGTCTGGCGCAGGAACTAAGGGCGACTACTACGTAGTCTCAGTGGCTGGAAGCACCACTCTTGACGGCATCAGCAACTGGGGTGTCGGTGACTGGGCCACCTACAACGGCTCCGTGTGGCAGCGCGTCGAAGGCGGTGCAGACCTGAACGGTGTCAATCTTTCCGTATCAGGAACCAGCACTCTCTCAGGACTCACAGCCTCAACAGCACTGGCTCTGGATGCCAGCAAGAACGTGGTGAGCGTGACCAACACAGGCACAGGAAACAATGTTCTAGCCACAAGCCCATCAATTACAAGCCCAACTTTTGCAACAGACACCACGCACAGTTATTTAACTGCATCAGCAGCAGTTGCCACTGACGCAAGCAAAAAATTGGTCAGCGTTACAAACACTGGCACGGGCAACAACGTGTTGGCCACAAGCCCAACATTGACAACGCCAAACATTGGTGCTGCAACCGGTACAAGCATTGACGTTACCGGATTGTCAAAAGCATTGAACTTTCAACTCGATGCAAATAGCGGACTCAATTACGACATCAAAATGGTCAAGACCCAAGGTGATGGCGGAACCAACACTCCACAGGTCTATTGGAACGCTGCATTTGGTGCAGCCGCTGCTGGTGGATGTCTTGGCGCTTACAACCGAAGCGGGACATACGCCACACCATTGGTCGCAGTTGGCAGCAGTAACGAATACACAATCTACGGTTTCATTGGAGTCGCACCATGAGCTCAATTTGGTCAGTAACTAAAGTCGAATGTTTGCCAGAACACCAAGGCAAAACAAACGTTGTTTTTAAGGTCGACTATGAAGTCCGCAAGGCTCTAGGCAAGAAGCCTTGGACAAGTGTTGCCTGCGTTAACGTCGACAATCTAAGCCAAGATTTCACACCGCTTGAACAGGTCACCGAGCAAATGGTGATTCAATGGTTGAAAGACACATTGACATCTTTGCGCAGCGACATGGTTGCAGATATTGAAAGCTGCCTCAGCGATGAAAATGAATTAACCACACACAACTTCTTAGCATAAAAGGAACAACGATGTCCACAAATTCACAAATTGCATTTGCACCACTTGGCAAGACCATCGTGGTGGCAGCAGCCGCATCAGCACCTGCTGGCATTCAAGCACCTGTATACGCCAAATTTGATCCACAGAATGCAGGTCAGTTCCGATTCATCAATGCAGGCACGACCACCGTGTTCTTGGGCACTGGCCCAAACGCAACAGACGCAACGGCCAACGCTGTGGCTCCTGTGGCCGGCACACCATCAGCGGCCATCGTGCTGGTGCCTGGTGCAGTTGAAATCTTGCGCTTCAACCAAGACACATTCTTCAGCGGCCTGTCCAGTGCAGGAGCCACCGTTTACATCACGCCAGGCCAAGGCCTCTAATGTTGGAGACGAATGTTATGTCAGAAGGAAACGAGATCGACCTTGTAAAATATGGCGTGCTCTGGCAGAAAGTCCAAGATATGGACAAAAAAGTCGACAAGATGGAGCGCAATGTCGAGGAACTACTTGCGCTGGCCAACAAAGGTCGTGGAGGTCTTTGGTTTGGCATGACCATAGTCTCAGGCGCTTCTGCTTTGGTTGGTTTCTTGGCCAGTCACTGGAAAGGATCATGATATGGCTGATGAATCAAAAGAAGGTGGAAAAGGCGCATTGATCGAGAAGCTCACGTTTGCAGTGCTTCCGCTGCTTTTTACTTGCGTGGTGTACCTCATGTCTGCGCTGTCCAACTTGTCCCACGAGGTCACAATCCTTAACAGCAAAATCAGTCTGGTGGTGACCAGCGACAACAAACAGGCCACCAACACTGGCGCTGAGTTGGCGCGTGAACGGTTGCGCCAAGACCTATCTCTTGAGATTCAAAAGAACCGCGACGACATTCAGTACAACCGCCAGAAAATTGCCATCATTGAAACCAAGCTGGAGAAAAGATAATGTTTGGACTTGACGCACTCCTCAACGTGGGCGGCAAGCTCATCGACAAGCTCATTCCAGACCCAGAGGCTAAGGCTAAGGCCCAGCTCGACCTGGCAAAGATGGCGCAGGATGGTGAGCTGGCAAAGATGGCCAACGAGACCAAACTGTTCGAGGTGGAGCAGACAGCCATCACAGACCGATGGACAGCAGACATGGGGTCAGACTCTTGGCTGTCTAAAAATATTCGTCCTATGGCCCTGATAGCCATCTTCGTGGCCTACTTTGTGTTCACCATGATGTCGGCCTTCGGCTACAACGCACAAGAGTCCTACGTCCAGCTGCTCGGCCAGTGGGGACAGATCATCTTCTTGGCATATTTTGGTGGCCGCACCGTTGAAAAACTTGCAGACATGCGGAGCAAAAAATGAACCTCACGCCACACTTTACACTCGAAGAACTGACAGCCTCAGAAACCGCAGAACGCAACGGTTGGGACAACAGCCCCAATGACACAGAGCTGGCCAATCTGACGCGCCTGGCAGACTTTCTGGAGCAGGTGAAGGTGGTGCTGGGTGGCAAGCCGATCATGATCAGCTCAGGCCTGCGCACAAAGCTGGTCAATGATGCGGTGGGCAGCAAAGACACCAGCCAGCACCGACTTGGATGTGCTGCCGACTTCAAGGTGCCAGGCATGACACCAGACGAGGTGGTGCGCAAGATCGTTGACAGCGGCATTGGCTACGACCAGATCATCCGCGAGTTTGATCGTTGGACGCACATCAGCGTGCCAAACAGCGATGACACCAGCCCACGCAAGCAGGCGCTGATCATCGATAAGGCTGGCACCAGACCTTACGCATAATTGGCCACCACAATCGCCACAAAAGCCATCCACAGCAGGCCGAGGATGGAGATCATTACCCAATAAAAAAAGCGCCTAAAAAGGCGCTTTGAGAACAAAGGCTTGGAAGCACGAGCAATGCGCACAGGGCAGTCACGGCCCTGATTGCAATTTCCGTAATCGTCGCAGCAGTTCACGATGACCACCAAGCCACCAAAGTGACAGCCAAGCCAACACCAATGCCAAAAGCCAGCACATAGCCAGCCACGCGCTCCCAAAGCGGCTCCTTGCGGCCATAGCCCTGCACCCATGTGCAGTCTGCAAAATTACGTGGGGTTTGAAAGTTTGAGTTTTTCACGATCAGCTCCTTGCTGGTTGGTTAAGGTGGTCACACTATACCACGAAGTCCCACAATCAATGCAACTAGGGACAAACCCTTATAACGATGTGATTTCCACATCATGCGGCCTGCGCTTGCCATCGAGCAAGTCATGCAGCCGTTTCTCGGTCAATCGATGGCAGCGAATCATGGTGCGTGCAGACAGCACATCCAGAAGGTCGGCATAGTCACTCAGGATGGCTCGTACAGACTTAATTCCAGCTCCATCCATACGTATGGAGCCACCGGCCATGTTTCGCTTGCCAGCGAGCGCCAGACCAGTAATTGCATCCATAAGCAAACCGCTGGAGTCCTCGCAGATTTTCATCTCGGCCACCAACGTCTCCATGAGGTTGACTGCATCGCTAACGACTCGCCAGTCATCCGTGGTGGGCGCTAGCGCTGTCTCCATCGAATGCAATCCTTGGTACATTCTGGTGAGCTGGTGCGTGCGGTACGCAGCAGGCAATGGCTCAGTCGGACTGGCCATCATCTCATCCATGATGGTGTAGTGCTTTGGCCGCTGCTGGCGCTTCTTTTTTTGCATCAGTAGCCTATCCACATTCGCACATCAACAAGCCACAGCGACAAAAAAAACTCGCCATTGGCAAAGCCAATTCCAAACACTGGCCACTTGTGCATCAGCGTCTCAATGCTGATGTGAATCTGCTTCTTCATGCCTTGGCCTCCTGCACCTGCTGGCGCTCCATTTCCATTTTGACGCAGTGAAGAATCTGCGCAGCCAGAGTGCGCGTGTTGCGCTCGGCCATCTTGCGCAGCTCACGCTCAATGTCAGCAGGCAGCCGAATCGTCATATAGCGATCTTTGATTTTTGAGGTGGCCATCAATCAGTCCCTCCAGCTTTAATCACATCCTCAAACATGTCAGCAGTGGCAGGGCCACCAGCAAGCTCGATGGGCACGCCATTGGTCAGCAAGTTGACCAAGTCCTCTTGGCCAGCGACCTCGATGTCGAATCGAGTCTGGGCAGCATGGCGAATGGCCTGCGCTTGGTTGCCAGCGCGAATCAAACGGTGGCGATTGGTCTCTACATCTGTGACCACATAAATGCGTGTGCTCATAAAATTTCCTTGTGTTGGTTAAAAAATGCCTGAAGTTTGCCCTTGGCATCATCAGCACCTTTTCCCACTATACACCAGAATCTCACACTTTCAAGATATGCAATCCAGTCTTTCTGTTCGGCACTCAGGCTGCCACCCTTAGTGCGCTTCATCTCCACCCAAAGTCCCCAGGCAGGAATGAACAGATCAGGCACGCCAGAAGACACACCCTCGGCCTTGAGTCGGCCAGCGGTGGCCGGACTGCGAGCGCCACCGTTGGGAATGGCAAAGATGCGCACGCCTGGCCAAGTCTGGCGAAACCAGCGCACCAGCTCGCGCTGCTCCTCATGCTCTGTTGGTATGCGGTCAGCGGTCAAAATGGCAGCTCCCATTCCCACTTGGGGCAGGCATCCACAGTGGCCGCAAAGTCTGCTGGCGGCTCCATGAAGAACTCGGTGCACAGGCCATCATTACCGTACATCTCGCAGGTGTGGCAACACTTGGGTGGGCCAGCCTTGATCCACTCACGGTAATCAATCAAAAATTGTGGCTCTGGTGGTCTTGTTTTCATTTCCAACTCCTTCTAATAACTCTAAAAAATTTACCATCCAGCCGGTATTTGATGGCGCTTGGCGGTGTCGAATTGCTCATCTGGACACCAATGTAGTCCAGCCCTGCCTCGCCCTCCATGCGCGATACCTGGGCCAAATCAGCACCAGCACTGTTGGCCATGGTGAACAACTGCTGCATGGCCCTCTGGCCTGCATACCCATCGTGGAGCACTGGAAAGTACTCGGTGATCGGTTTGTCCGACAGACTGCCGTAATAGGTGCAGGACAGCATCAACTTGCCACTGGCCCTGCTGGTATGGATGCGCCAGTTCCAGCTCGACACATCAAGCTCTTTGCCTTCCAGACCCATGATGTCGTCATCTCGAAGCTCTAGCTTCTTCTTAACCGGCTCAGGAAACATAGAACCACAGGCAGGACAGATCGCTGCCGAGATGTGCACCAGCTCGCCACACTCGTCGCAAACCTTGACTGGTGCCTCGCCATTGCCATCGCCTCCTTTTTTTGGTGGCTGCACATTGGTGATCGGCCCATGACTTGCCACCACACCAGCAAAGTCAAGCACCAGGCAGTGATCGATGTGGCTTTTAACCCTCATGCCACGGCCTGCCATCTGCACATACAGGCTGGCGCTCATGGTTGGCCGCAACATGGCAACCACATCAATGTCAGGATAATCAAATCCGGTCGTCAGCACATTTGCGTTCGTTAGCGCACGCAGACGGCCTGCCTTGAAATCCTCAAGCATGCGCTCGCGTTCTTTTTTTGGTGTCTCACCAGTCACGCATTCGGCAGCCACACCATGCTGGCAAAGAACATCAGCAACGTGCTGGGCATGCTTCACGCCAGTGCAAAACACCAGCAAAGCCTTGCGATCACCGACCAGACCGACGATCTCCTGCACTACCTTCTGATTCTGGTCGTCCGTATCCACAGCGGCCTGCAACTCAGACTCAATAAACTCGCCACCACGCTTCTTCACGCCACTCACATCCAGCTTGGCCTTGGTGACCTTGGAGCGCAGCGTGGCCAGATACCCCTTAAACACCAGCTCCTCAATGCTGACCGGCTCCAGCAAATCATCAAACAGCGCAGGCTTGTCGGTGATCAGACCATGCCCAAGGCGGTAAGGCGTGGCAGTCAAACCAATGACGCGCAGGCTTGGATTGATTGCCTTCAACTCGCCAAGCAGCTTGCGATATCCACCCTCGTCTTTGTGGTTGACCAAGTGGCACTCATCAATGATCACCAGATCAACATGGCCAAGCGCACCAGCCTTGGTGCGCACAGACTGGATACCGGCAAACGTGATTGGCTCGCCCAAGTCCTTGCGGCCAATGCTGGCGCTGTAAATGCCAAGCGGTGCACCAGGCCAATGCTGGCGCATTTTCTCCGCATTCTGCTCAATCAGCTCCTTGACATGAGTCAGCATGAGCACCCGAGTCTCTGGCCAGTTTTGCAGGGCATCCTTGCACAGCGCAGCCACGATGTGTGACTTTCCTGAGCCTGTCGGCAGCACCAGGCAAGGGTTGCCGTGGTTGCCAGCCTCAAACCATCGGTACAGCTCGTCGATGGTGCGCTGTTGGTAGTCACGCAAGGTGGTCATCCAACAATCCTTCCACCAAAGTCCTTGCGCATCTCAGCAATGAATGGATCACCACTGGCGCAGGCTTTGGCATTGGCCAGCAACTCCTTGGAGCCAAACACGCCTTCCTGCTCAGGATCGCCATTGGCCAGATTCACGCCATTGATCTCATACACGGCAGTGAACTCGTCTGGCCCATCCTTGCGCTGCCAAGGCACCAAATCAGGATGCAGGACATGCGACTCGCAACCAGTGCGCTGGGCATCCACAGGAATCACATCGTCCCACTTGGCGCAGTGCCAAGTCGAGTCCGACAGCGGTGTAACCATTGCGCAGGTGCGGCAGTTGACATGCTTGGTGGTCTTAAACTGATGGCAGAACTCATGCGCATCGCAGAACTTGCACTGATACCAGCTCGCATCTGAGCTGATCGGCTCAGGCATGCGGTCGGTCAAAGCAATGCGCTGGCCGCGAGCAATGGCCTTGCCTGCCACATCCTTATCGAACTTCACACGCTCGGTGTGGATGCGGTCATCATCCTTGCAGACGGTCAAATACAGCGCACGATCGATGCCAGTGCCAGCCATGTAAACCTGCATCTGCACAAAGTGCTCAGGCTTGGACTTCTCCACGCCATTCTTTTCCAGATCGTCAAATGCTTTTTTTGATGCCGTCTTGAACTCGGCAATGTGCTTGGACTTGGGCGCTTCTGGCACACCCTTGTCGATGATGGCATCGATCGATCCAGACACATGGCTGCCAAAGTCCACACGGTGCTGGGCAGACACCTTGCGCACATCGATGCCAATGGCACGCAGGTCGCTGATGATATTGGCTTCCTCTTGGTGGCCACGACGAAACAGGCGCAGGATTCGACCAGGGAAGGTCGGCTGCACAGCCCAGCGAAACGACAGCCACAGCCACCGATCGCACACATGGCCAAGCGTACTGGCTCCAAGGTGTGGGCGCGGCACCTCGGCAATGGCCTCATGGTGCTTGTCAATCAACGCCTGAATGTTATGCTCTGACTCGGGAATCTTCATGGGTTCTCCTTTGTAGTTGCCACTTTTATGCCCAGCTCCTGACCATCAGGGCTGGGCATTTTCTTTTCTTACTTCTTGGCCCAAGGCGGTGCGGCCTTGGCAGGCGCTGCCGGAGCTGGCGCAGCAGTCTTAGCAGGGATTGATGCAGCAGCTGGCGCAGCACTGCCGGACACAGATTTGAAGCCCTTGACCTCGTTGCTGGCACCATATTGAGCGTCCTCCTTAATCTCCAGCTTGATGGCAATCTGGCCACCAATCAACTGATCGGTGTCGGTGACCTTGGCCAAGCCAATCGCACGCATGATGTCTCCCAGCTGCTGGCGACCGATCTCCTCGGCCTTGGGGTTAGCATTCTTGATGTTCAAGTTGCCAAATACCACACGACCTTGGTGGCTTGGGCCAGTGATGTCATAGCGCAGCTTGATGTACTGGCCATTTCCAGCCTTGGTGTCCTTCAACTCAGACTGAGAGATGGTGGCCGTGTACCAGCCAGCAGGCAGCGGCTCAAAGTTGCCATTGCCTTGCGGCAGTTCGTTGACGTTGAATTCTTCGTTTAAAAAAGCCATGATTTACTCCTTGGGGATGATTTTGAAAGATGGTCGGCCAGGCTTGGCCGTGATTGCAGCCGCAAGCGGCTTGGTGATGGACTCGTCTGCTGCCTTCCAGATGGCCATGTTGATCTCAGGCTTCCAGCGAAACAGCTTGGCCAAGTGATCGGTCAGACCGAACTCAGCGGCAAGCTCTTGCACTTTGTCTCCGTCGACTTTGCGGTCGATGCGGCCAACGATCTTGATCTCGAATCGACCAGGCTCGACGGTCTCGGTTCCTTCAAGGTTTTCGGCAATGGTTGCCAGCTTCTTTATGTGGTCTTCAATATCGCGTCGATCCGCTGTCGCATCTTCTTCCTGCTTTTTTGAAGCCAACCACATGCTGGCCAGCTCGTTCATGTCATTGGGCAAAGTCTTGGTGGTCATGCTTTGCCACCGATCTTGGCAATGATTGCACCCAGATCAGGCGCTTCCCAAGCCTCCAACTTGCCAGAGCGATCCTTAGCCAACCAAAGGCCATCCGAGTCACACATCAAAGCACGCTGAGTCACACCCTCGGCATCACGCTCAACACGCAGCGCCAGCACTTCATCAAAGAAGTAAGGCAGTCCTTGAGTCAGGCTCTTGCCTGGCATGCCTGGGTTGTAGAGCATCTTGCCCATCTCATCGGTTGACTTCTCCAGCTTGGCCGACATGAAGACATGCTTGCCAGGCAGATCGCGGAAGGCGCGAATCAGCTCTTGCATGGTGCTGTTCATCTCACCATAAGCTGCGCGGCCATCCTTGGACTTCTTCATCTCGTGGTGCAAGACCACCTCAGCCACTTCGCTGATTGAGTCCAACGCCACCGATTCAAACCCAGCAGCCTCCTTGCTGTCGCGGCACCATGTGAAGGCCTCGCGCAAGTCGTCCATCGAGGCGATCTCGATGTAAGGCAGGTCAGCGTCCTGAATGGACAGCAGGCCACCCTCGGCACTGAGAACGATCACATTGGGCAGGGTCTTAACCAG